TACAGGGAAGAGCGTGAAAAGCGTCTGACACTGATGGAAGAGAACGCCGTGCAGAAGTAGCAGATTGCAGAACTTCAGCCGAAGGCAAGCTGCTACGACATCGTGCTGAACTGTCCCGACCTCGTTCCCATTTCTGTTATCGCCAAGGACTACGGTTGGAGCGGTCGTAAAATGAATCGCTACCTTGCCGTCAGTGAGGTGCAGTTCAAAATGGGCGATGTCTGGCTTCTGTATCAGGAATATGCGGACAAAGGGTACACGAGCACCAAGACGCACGTCTATCCCGACAAGGACGGTACGAACCACAGCAGAATTCACACCTACTGGACACAGGCGGGACGGCTTTTCATCTATGACCTCTTGAAAGCGGACGGGATTCTTCCCCTCATCGAGCAGTGATTTGAAAGCGGGGAGTCGCGCTGTGCGGCTCTCTGTGGATTGGAGGAACTATGTGCATTCCAAAATACAACCACGAGGGCTACGCCGACCCAACGGCGTATGTCGCTCTTACCAAGGTATTCCGACAAAATCAGTTTACCTATATCTGCTCTCCCTATCGGGACAATCCGCGCGTCAACGTCATGCGGGCGCGGCAGTACTGCAAGTTTGCTGTGAGCAAGGGGCGCATTCCTCTTGCGCCGCACCTGTACTTTCCGCAGTTCCTGTCAGAGATTGATGAGCGCGGGAAGGTGATGTCCATGAATCTCGAGCTTCTGAGGCTGTGCGGCGAGGTCTGGGTGTTCGGCGAGAAGATCACCGAGGGCATGGCAGCGGAGATTGCTCATGCCGAGAGACTGCGGAAGAACATCCGCTATTTCACAACAAAATGCGAGGAGGTTTCGCCATGAAGGTAATAGAGACAGAATATAAGGGCTATCTTTTCCGCTCACGCTTGGAGGCGCGGTGGGCAGTGTTCTTTGATGCCTGCGGTGTTCGTTGGGAGTACGAGCCGGAGGGCTATTCTTACCATACGTCTGTATGCGGCGGGCATTGGCATCGTGGTCGGGGAATTCCTCGGAAACTTCGACGATCTGCTCTATGCCCTTGTTGTGTTTGTGGCAACGGATTATGTTACAGGAGTGCTGAGAGCCATTGTAGAGAAGAAACTGTCGAGTGCCATCGGATTCAAGGGAATCTGCAAGAAGGTCTGCATCTTCACTCTTGTGGGCGTGGCGAATGTCCTCGATGTTCACATTATCGGCAGCGGCTGTGTTTTGCGTTCCGCCGTGATCTTCTTCTACATCTCGAATGAGGGAATATCGATCATAGAGAACGCAGCACGGATGGGGCTTCCCGTACCACAGAAATTGCAGGATATGATGCACAGCCTTAAAAACCAGTAGGATACATAACAACTTCAACGCCCGGCGAATGATCGTCGGGCTTTTTATATTGGCGTAATTGTGTTTCATACAGAAATTTTGCCCGTAGGGGTGACCAAAAGAGCCGTTTTTGTCTGCTGCTTCATGAAGGGAGATGTTGAAATGAGCAAGGAAGAAGGGCTTCGGGAAATGACGTATCAGATGGTGATGCGTGCTTCATGGAAAATGCTGCAGAGCGGGCTTTTGTCAGAAGACGAGTATCTTGCGTTTGAAGCGAAGATGCGCGAGAAATATCGTCCTGTCATCGGGCTTCTATTTTCAGATATTGACTTGCTATCGTGCGGATAGTACGGGAACATGGGAGTGGAAAGGAGGGAGCACCATGAAGATACGAAGAGTCCAACCAACCCAGACATTGCAGAAAAAGCTGCGTGTGGCTGCTTATGCCCGCGTCTCTGTGGATACGCTTCACCACTCCCTTGCGGCGCAGGTCAGTTACTACAGTGCTCTCATCCAAAAGAATCCCACATGGGAATACGCAGGAGTGTACGCAGACGAAGGAATCACAGGCACAAGTACCGCACATCGGACGGAGTTCAAGCGGCTGATCGCGGACTGCAACGCCGGGAAGATTGATTTGGTGCTTGTCAAAAGCATCAGCCGTTTTGCCAGAGATACCGTAGATTGCCTTCATACCGTCCGTCGCTTGAAAGAGAAGGGGATTGCCGTCCGCTTCGAGCGCGAGAACATTGATTCCATGTCCGAGGACGGAGAACTCCTCTTGACGCTGCTCGCATCCTTTGCTCAAGAAGAGAGCAGAAGCATTGGCGACAACATCCGATGGGGCGTGCGGCGACGGTTCGCAGAGGGGATTCCGAACGGGCATAAAGCACCGTACGGCTACCAATGGGACGGTGAGATGTTTCGCATTATCCCTGCTGAGGGCAAGATCGTCAAGGAGATTTACCGAAGATACCTTGCCGGGGAATCCGCATACGCTATAGCTAAAGCCCTTGCGGGGCGTGGCATCACGGGTCGACAGGGGAGACCAATCGAGCAGACCACGGTAAAGGACATCCTCTCCAACATCTCCTACACAGGCACAATGGCGCTGCAGAAGAACTACATCACGGAAGGTCATATCCGTAAGCGGAATAAAGGTGAACTTCCCATGTATCTGGTGGAGGGAATGTTCGAGCCGCTCATAAGCCGAGATGACTTTGATAAGGCGCAGGAGACACGAAAACTGAGAGCCGAACGTGCTGCGAATCGGAATCCTGTGCTAATGCCATTCTCCGGAATGCTGAAATGCGGATGCTGCGGCGGCGGCTTCAGCAGAAGAACCGCAGGGAAGTACAGGCGATGGGGGTGCAACACAAGAGAGCGGAAGGGGAGCACTGCTTGCGATAGCCGTCCGC